AAAACTCAATTACGTTGCTGGTTTTCTTGGCCGAATGCAAAGTAATTGGCCCCATCAAACCATGCCGGCCTTGGTAGCTTTCAGCAAAGTCATCAGCAGCGTCAATGATGCGCTCATAAAAGTGCGCCAAAGCCTTGTGTTTGGAATAGCTGCGGGTGTTCAAGTGAACGCTGTGCGTTACATCTCGGGCAAGAAACAGCAACCCTACAAAATCGCACGCTTTCATTGTGGCATCCCTTGTTGTTCGGGCATCATCCCTTGTTGAGGCATCATTTCAGGCATCATCTCATTCTGATCCCGGCCAGGCATTTCATTCACCAGGTCGCCTGATGTGATCATGCCATGCACCGTGCCCAAGACTATATCTTGAATTTGCTCTGGTGACATGCTTGCCTGCACTTGGGCCAAACGCTTGGTTTCAGCTTCGTATGCCTTGACTTGAGCCTCAAAGTCCTTGCGCTCCATGTCTTGCGCTTCGATGGACTTGCCGACATTTTGGATCATCTGGTGCATCTGCTCCATCTCTTGACCCATGGCCTGCATCTGCTGCTGGGCCGCCTGCAATGCTGGATTGTCCTCGCCATCTGACATGAACTTGGGATCAATGGTTTTGGCAAAGCGCTTGGACATCTCTTGGGCGCCTGGCCAATCCATGTTCTTGACAAACAGGTCACCGGCCACAGCCCACAGTTGAGGGTTTCCTTGCAACAGTTGTGCCATTGCTTCAAGTGCCTCTTGACGTTTGGTCGCGTAGCCTGGGCCAGTGATTGCTACCACGTCGTACTTGCCGACTCCTGGGTTGTATATTTTCTCCATCACAATCCCGCGCTCATCAACGATCTTGTTGACCGGCTGCTCTTGATCGGGGTTAATTTTGACCATCTTGGTCTCGCCATCTTCACCGATGATGCGAGCGATGCGCTGGGTGTCGTAAATCTTGGGAATCAAGTCCACCAATTGGCGGGCCACATGGCGCACGCCGCGAGCCAAATTGTCGCCGTAGTGGTATGTGCCCACATCGCCCTCGCGCTGGCGAGCCAGAATGGCCCTGCCGCTGCGCTCATTGGAGCCCATGCCCAAACTGGCGTTGTATTGACCTGTGGTGCTCTTGATGTCTTCAGACGCGCCAGCCTTGGCTTGCAATAGGCCGCTGGAAGCCATTGGAGGTTGTGCCCTAGCTGGCAATGGCAACACAGCGCCTTGGCCGTCTGTAACGTCTGGATTGACTTCCAAATACGGCCAATTCTGCGTGTTGGCGGTTTTCCATTGCTGTTCGTAGCCTTCAAACTGGCCACCGTAGCCGATGAACGGGGCTTTGGGCGCCAAGGCCAGCATCTCAGCCTCTTGGGACACCCAGTAGTTGTACATGCGTTGGGCATCCTTGGCGTTGCGCACTAGGCCCGACACGTACAAACGACCGTCTACTTCAAATTCGTTGCCCACAATGCGGATCACGGGAATGTACTTGCCCGCCCACTCGCGCTCTTCAAGAATTTCGTACCCGTTAATCTTGCAGTATTTGACTTTTTGGCGATCAGATTGGCGTGACTTCTTGGGCTTGCCGTAGATCGCCCGCAATTGCTTGTCTTCTGGCGTACCCTCAAACGCCGTGGCGTTGCCGGGGTACAGGTTCAACGTTGCGGGGTCAAAGTCAATGTAGTAGTAGTCAGCAATGCGGATCGTGTCTTCATTGAGCCAGTTGCTGATCGACTGATCGCCCACACCCAGCGACTGCAAGGTGGTGATGGGCGAGGCGTCTGGGTACATCCGCTCAAACTCGGCCTTGGTCACATCTTCAGTGACAAAACAATATTTGGCATCCGCGCCGGTCGGGTCTTGGATGGTTGGGTCCATGTAGACCGAAAAGGAGTTGCGCACACGGCCAATTTTGATGTCTTGGTCAAACGTGTTGTCTTCGCAATACTCGGTCAGCAGGCGAAGGTAACCTTCGCCGTAAGAAACTTGGTTTTCGCAGGCAGTGTCGTAGGCCACGTCAGCGTCGCTGATGTACTCAATGTGCCGAATCATGCCGTTGAAAATGTCGGCCACTTCCACGTCGGCGTTGTCGTCCACCGGGATGACCTTGGCGCCGGGGCGGTTCTGGCGCTGGTCGTTGGTGACCTGGCGCACATGCTGGGGCAATTTATTGATCGTCAAACACGGGCGGGCGTTGATCGTTTGACCTTGCACCGCACCACGGGTAGCCAACACATCAGCGGGCCACTGCCAGTGGTTGTCGGGCGAGCCGGCGTAAAAGCGCAGGTCGTCGATCTCATCTTCGCGGCTTTCGGCAAGCGCGGACACCGCCATATCCAGCCTGGCACGGGCTGTGGCCAAGATGTCAGACGCGCTCTTCTTAGGTTTACCGCCTTCGGCTACTGCGCCAGCAGCCGCAATGCCTGTGAAGTCTGCCATTATTTGATCTTGTTAAGGACTTTGTCCACCGTTGCCTTGACATTGTTGCCCGATGGAATCGTGGCATTGCAGTTGGCAGTGGGTGAACGGGTCTCTTTGTTGCGGTCAGGCATACCGCCGCCCGACATTTTGGGTTCGCGGCTGTTCAATTTGGCAATGGGTGCAAGGGTCTTCATTTCTTTCCTTTCGGGGCTGCACGTTTGACGGCATACGCAATGGCCACGGCCTGCTTGACGGGCTTGCCCGCCTTGATTTCAGCCTTAACGTTCTTGCGGAATGCTTCGGGAGATTTTGATTTAACAAGCGGCATGTTACTTCTTCTTTGCCGTCTTGGCCGATTGTTTAAAATCTTTGGCAGTAGGCGCGCCGGGTGAGCCAGGCTTTCTCATCTTCTCTTTGCTGCCGGCGGCGATGCGTGCCTGCTTGGCGTGAATGTTTGCGTAAAGTCCAGGTTTGGTAGCCATGTCAACACTTCCATCTTTTAAGGGCTGCTTTAGCGCGTTCGCCGTCTTTGGCGTTGGCCGCTACAGCACCCATCCTTGCACAAAATGAATCTTTGCGACCTTGGTCTGCCTTGGTCTTAGGGTTGGGTGCTGGCGCCTTGAGGTTGGAGCCCGTAGCGGCGTTGTACTTAGCGCGGCCTTTCTCAGTCAGACCTGCGCCCTTGGCCACCGGCAACTTCTCGCCGCGACCGACTGAAAGAGATACGCCCTTCTTCTTCATGCGCCCATCCATCCAGTTGACACTGCGCTACCGTAGCTTCTAGCGGTGCGCTTGGGCTCAACATATTCACGATGTGCCACTGGAAAGGCAAACGTGACGCAAATAGCGTCAGCAGCGTCGGGCGAGGCAAGACCGCGAGCTTTCATTTCTTTTTTGCTTTCCAAGAAGATTGTTCCCCGTGAATCAGGCTTCATCATAGGCGAAATCAAGTCCGTCTTCAAGAACCTGTCGCTAGGGATACTAGCAGATTTCAGCCATTCTCGCATATCTCCCCACATCTGCGCGCGCATATTACCGTACATGATCGGGTTTTTGGCCTTATTTCCAAAGTTTATGCCCTTGACCTTGTACCGTTGCTCTTTCAACCTGTCCACAATACCCGCACCCAGCCCGCCTTCGTCGATCACGACCAGCGCAGGCTTAAATTCCTCAATTGCCTCGATCACATACCCGACCACCGTCATGGTGTCGTCGCCTCGGTGGCGCATTATCTTGACAATATCCCGCCCTTGGCGCACAGCGATCACCGTAGCGTCCGCGCCGAACCGCGCGGGGTCTACGCCAATCACAATTGGGGCGCTAGCATCCTTATATTTGGGCCGGGCCATGGCGTCGTCCACAATATCAGCCCCGATGAACTGGTCGTCTCCCGCACTTGGGAACATGCCGTAGACCTCGACGTGCGCTTGTGATGAGTCAGGCCCATATTCGTCAATGATTCGGTTGTAGACCGCCTTGTCTGTGCCCTCGACCGTCCTGGCGTCTACAATCCTGGTGCGCCAGAACGCCCGTTTGCTGTTGAAAGCCTCGTAAAAGTACCCGGTGTTGCGCCGTGGGTTGGAAAACGCCAACCAGAAGCGGTTTGGCGTGTTTTCGGTGAAAAAGCCGCCCGTCACCGCCCAGATTGAGTCGTCAATACCGGACGCTTCATCAAAAACCACTAGCACACCATCAAAGTTGTGGACACCAGCGTACGCATCAGGGTTCTCCGCTGACCACAACCGCCCTTCTACACCCCAGTACCGGGTGCCTTTCTTCAGATCGCGCTCGACCAGCTCAGTCAGCCACTTGGCCGGCATGACGCGGGTGGCTGAAACTTCAAACCAGTGTGAGTTGATGGCCATTGCCAGCCATTTGGTGATCTCGGCCCAGGTGATTGACCTGAGCTGTGACTCGGAGTTGGCCGAAATGATGGTTGTCGAGCCAATGCGCGTGGCCAGCATCCAGATCGTGATCCATGAGACCAACGCCGACTTGCCAATACCCCGGCCAGATGAGATGGCTTCTTGCAGCACATCAAAGTCAGCCTTGCCCTGGTTCAGTTTAATGTGTTCGGCGATGTCCAACAGCACCTCGCGTTGCCATTTGCGCGGGCCTTGGAAGTGTTCCAGCGGCGTGCCCTTGACGCCCCAGGGAAAAGCAAACATCACAAACGCTAGCGGGTTGTCCTTGATCGCCGGGCTCCACAGCCGGGCCATCAGCTCTTGTTCGTCTTCAGCGCTGTACTTGGTGCTCTGCATGTGTTAGCTTGTTTAGTGATGGCTCATGCGCGATGACGTCAATGACGCGGGACTCAGCGTCGCGCAGCGCTTGGGTAACTGAGATGCGCTGGTCAACATCAATAGTAATAGATTGCTTGGCCACCCAGCCGTGGACGTTCTGTAGTATGGCCAGCGCCGCCTTGGAGTCGCCTTCGCGCGCTGCCTTGTGCAAGCACTGGGACATCTCCATCTCAGCGTCTGCCTTGCCCTTTTGCGCCGCCATCTCCGCAATGGGGTCAAGCTGCACCAATTGCCTGTACTCGGCGGGCAGCATGCCAGAGGCCAGCGCCAATGAGTCACCTTTCAGCCCCAGCTTGGCAGCTTCGTAGATGCGGTGCAAACGCGCCTCAGTCGCTTCGACCTTGCGCGGTGCAAAAGGTAGGCTTTCAAACATTGACTCTCCTTGCCAACACGGCTGGGGGCTGCCTATTGTTTGCGAGGCATCTAGTTGGGTTGCACCCACAACCCCCATGCGTGTGCGTTGAGTATACATAAAAAAATTTGTGGGCAATGTGGGCAAACATTTTAAAAAATTTTGTTCACGGCCCCTCCGCTGCCGTGACCTTCAGCCGCCGGCCCTACCCGGGGGCCCTCAGCCAAACAGCAAACAGCAAACAGCAAACAGCAAACAGCAACCGGACACCAACCTTACAAAAACTTACAATGTAGTACTTTAGTGGGGGGCAATGTAAGTCATGCTTACATTGCCTACATGGTGCGGGCTTGGGGCTTTTGCCATGCACCTGGGCGCCCAGATGTAGGCAATGTAGGCAATGTAAGCAATGTTTTTGGGGAAGTTGAGTCGCTCGCCAAACGGTGGGGGCGTGCAGCGAAAGCGTCCCATATCATCCAACCACATAACCACAAAGATATTTTTTTTAAACATTAGAAAACCATTGCTTACATTACCTACAAACCCAGGTTTTCACTCTCAAGATGTGTAGGTCATTTGCCCCCTTTTTGCTTGCCAACGTGTGGCAACAAATGCCTACAATTGTAAGTCATTCGCTTACATAGGGTTTTTTCTACCTTTTGTAAATCAATGACTTACAGCAACTGGCACGATTCTTTCATGCTATATATGTAAAGGGGTCGAAAAATCACTTCAACCAACTTAACTAACCGAAAGTCAAAACATGCAAACCAAGCTCCAAACTATCAAAAGCTCTAAGATCACATGGTATGTCTTAGATGGCGCAAAATGGCTAGATTTCGTCAAATGCTACTGTGCCGATGGTGATGGCATTCTTCAATTAGAAGAGCGCAAAGATGGTTCATATGCTTTGAATGACCAAGGCGAGATCGTCAAAACATGGACTGACATCAAGTCTAATGAAGATCTTTTGGCGATTCTTGAATTAGCTCAGAGCTATCTCGCCGCCACATATCACGAGATATTTGAAGATGCCAAACATCATGGCCATTGAGCAACACTAACTTAACTACAGTAAAGGCGCACCATGACTTACAAAATTGAATTTCCCGATTATGACGACACCATCACGCTTCCAGAGGGTTGGCGTGATGTGTCATGGCACAACGACATCTGCCCAAGTTTTGAAAAAGACTTCAACGATGTCACATATAAGATTTTTTGCGACTACAAAGACCCCGAAAGGCGCGAAGTTGGGGGCGAACGCTTCAATGTCTGTAGATATCTGATTGAGAGTGACGAACTTGAATTTGTCGGTCAATCTGAATCGATGGATGCGGCGTTGGCGTTTTGTCAAGAGATGCAAGCATGAAGGACATCATCGCCGCCCTCACCATCGCCGCCGCGCTGACCGTCTGCGCTTTGGCGTATTTCGATGTTTTGACAAAGTAACCGCAAGCCCTCTTGGCTGAGGGCTTTCGGGTGACTTGTCACCAATTCAATCAACTACTCTGGAGTAAATCATGGAAAACTTTTTTGAGCAATTCCAAGGCGCGGACATTGAGCGCTTTATAGACTGTTTAAAAGCCATCCGGCTTGCGGGTTTGCGCACTGACAAGTACACCCAAGCCGGGGTCAATCAGTCATCCGGCAATGTTTGGGTGTGGGATGAAGACTGGGCGGGGTGTGTTTATTGCTCGATCGGCTTCGACGTGTCTTGGTCTTACACATGCAACGAATGCGGCGAAGAGTTCGACTTTGACTCATACGCGGAAATGGAAGCCTTCGCCGAAGATAACGCTGAAGATTGCACCATGTGCCGCACCGAAGAGGTGACAGCATGATAACCATCGGAAAAACCACATACAAAACAAACCGCGTCGATATTTTCGGGCTGCACGCCAAAGCCACGGGCAAGCATCGCAAACTTAAAAGCAAAGGTGCGGAGAAGCGTTTCTACCCGGTCTTTGATGCAACCATGAGCACCGCCGACTATGTGCAAGCCTACGAAACGCTCAACGCTAAAAAGAATCTGACTAAATGGGACTGGCAGCCCTTGAGCACCGCGCCCACGTTGACGAGCGGCGAAGATGCGGCGTGGGAGGTCGATCATGAATCTACCTGATGGCGATTATGTATTGGCCCACGGCGCGGGGTGGTTTGAGGTGAGCGGCTTTGTGGTGCGCATACGCGGCACCCCGGCGGCCTTGATCGTTGACGTGTACAAGGCGGGTGAAGAAATGGAAGGCGCGCTAAATAGCCTGTTTGTGGAGGCGCTCAATGCTACATCCGATTTTTGAAGACATTTTGCGCCGGTATGCGCCGCCGCCGGCACCGCCACCCAAGGGGGACGCATGGCGTTGATCTGTGCGGTGATCCTTGCCGCTATACTTGCGCTGCTGCTGGATCTCTAGCAGTTGCCAACATTCACAGGGCCCCTTGCGGGGCCCTTTTTTTATGTCTCAACCAAAGCCCGCAAGTCTGATTTTGAGGTGGCGAGCATATCAGGGGCGCAGAATATGTGTTTACGGGTGGAATGGGCGCGGGAGGCCAACCGCCCACAATCAACCCAGCCCGCCTCTTTGAGGGCGTGCATAAGGGCGGCGGGTACGATCTTGGTGCCCACCGGCTGCGCCTGACCTTGCAGGCGGTCGCAAAGGCCATGGAAGGGCGAGCCCACCACACCCCGCGCAAACTCGCCGACACGTCTGCGCATCTGGTCGAGCAACCAGGACTCAGCGCCGCTCATGGTGTGCTCGACCATGATGGCCTTGGCCTCAGTCATCGGGGGCGTTGCGTTTGGATTCCAAGCCGATACATCGCGGGCGTGCAAGTAAGCCGCCACGGCTTCAAAGCCGCCCCGGTGTTGGTACCAATTCCACAAGCTCACCGCCTGAGCCTCTGCTAGTTTAGGCGCATCTGACCAAAGGCAGAACCATCGGCGGTCTTCGGAGGGGATCGAAATGGCTGCGCGTTCATTAGAAAACGCGATCACGAAGACGCGGTTTAGGGCCATATATGGATGCAAGCCCTTCCGATTGACCGGCAACAACTCAGGGGGCGCGGCGATGATGGGCTTGAGGGTATTCTCAAGCGCCCTGCGGTCTTTGGCCTCAGCTTGCCTAAGTTCGGCAATCTCCATCACCTCGCACTCCAGCGCGTAACCCCATTGGGATGTCAGCTCTTCATTCTTGACCAATGAGCAATTGACCTTGGCCTTGCCGCCAATGGCCCAGAAGAAGGGGGCGAACAACGTGTCTTTGCCGCTGCCATGGTTGCCGCCCATCAAGATGGCGTGATTTATCTTGTGGGAGGGAAACTGGACTTTATGGGCCAAGGCGTTCAGCAGGTGCTCACGCTCAAAAGGCTCGGGCACCATGCGCTCCAAGTGGCGCATCCATTGGGACACGTCGCCCGCGATGGGCTCAGGGCGGGCATCGCGCCATCGGTTGCCGTACACCTGACCATCGCGGGCAACCAATACAGTCTCGCCCGCTGCGTAGGTGATACCCACCAACGCCTTGCCGCCCTTGGCTTGGCGGTGCTCATCGAAAGCGTAAGACGCCTCGACCTTGCGTTTGTTGTTATGCACTGAAATGCACTTTATGTGACGATACAAGGCGTTGAACGTGCCCCGCGACAACTCGCGGCGGTCTTGCATATCAAAGTAGCCGTCGTCGGTTTGTATATACGCAAACCGATCCCACCACTCGGCCATCTGGATGCGGCCAAGCTCTTTGCGCTCCACCTCGGCGATGACGCGGGCGGCTTCGTCTGGATAGTCGGCCGTGGGGGCGAGCTTACTCAAAGCTGACTCCATGGCTTGGGTGAGCAGTTCATCACGCAAGCCGGGGGTGTGGGCGGGGCCACCTTGGTCGGCCACCCACGTCAGAAAGGCGCGGGAATCGAAGTCAACGCAATGCGAGTGCAGGCAGCAATAGGCGCGGTTGGCGGGCATGTAGCGCCCCTCTGGGTTGCCGTCGGTATGCTCGGCACTGTTGGGGCAGATCACGCCTGCCCAGCCCTCGCCATTGGGCTTGGACAGTAGCAGACCCTGGCCACTGAGCCACGCCATCACATCGTCCGCGCCATCGTCTGAGATGCGGATCGGGCGCAGGGTGAGCGAGTCGGGCTCCACTGGTGTGACACCCAAGGTATCGCAAATAGTACCTAGTGTGTATTCGCGTTCTGAATGAAAAGTCACCAGGCGCGCGGCGAAGTTGTCGCGGCCTGGTTTAAGGTTGACGCTACCAGGCAGTCGAAAGTTGCGCACCGGGTTGCAGGCACCGGGGTCGGTGTAGCCCGCCTCGGCGATGGCTTTGATGGCCGCGCTGAACTCGGCCTTGGTGGGCTGATCGCTGAAGGCGTAGCCCCACTGAAACGACCCGGGGGACGTCTCCATGATCCAAGTGGGCTCAAGCGGGGGCGTCTTGGACTTGGTGCCAATGTCGTCCAACATCATCACCAAAATGTACTCACAATTGGCCGCTGACGCTGACACCCGGCCCTCGGCGAAGCGGTCGATGATAAAGCTGGCCGTGTTGCCGTACCAAGCTTGATCTGCTTTGATGCGCTTGGGGTCGGGCAGGAATGCTGGCCAAGTGCATTTGACTGCGCCGTCGGCGTGGAGTTGTATCTCGCCGTCTTTCAACTGTGGTTTTTGTCTGACAATTAACGCTGTTTCGCCTGCTGGGGCGAGTTTTGTAATAAAATCCAGAAATTCCAAAACTTCTCTCCTTTGGTTAAAACGCCCGGCCAGTGCCTCACACTGCCGGGCGTTGTTGTTTTAAATACTGCACCATCCGCATTCGTCTGCTGTAAGTTCCCGCACGTCTGCGCCGTCCAGAAAACTTTGAACATCCCACACGCGATGAACTTTAATATATTTTCGTGGGTTGCCTTCCGCTTTAAATTTTTCTTCAATTTTTAGCAGGCGCTCTAAATTTTGACGCCCGAAGGGGTCGTTGGCCACCAGTTGCCATTCAGATTTGCGCATCAGCAAACAGGGGTAGCACCCCACACGTTTATGTCCTTTGCCGTACAAAGGGTTGAGGGGGGCGTTCTCAGCTTCCAAATGCGCAAACACATCTTCGGTAGTCCAAGTAACGATTGGCAAACGTGTCTGGATGCGTCCAACAGATTCTTTTAATTTTTTGTTGCTACTGTAAAAACCGCTGATGTCGCCCAAGTCAAAGGAATCATCGACGCTCAGATCGCCATATTTTTGGGTGCGATCCCGGCTCTCATCGGAGCGCATACCAAACCATATTTCGCAGTTCTCGTTGTTGTACCCTTTGGCTTGCAGCCATCTTAAAAATGGTTCTTGTTTGAGCTCACGGGTGCAGCCCCGCGCCGCGCTGTTGGGGAAATACTGAACTTTTTCAACAAAGCCAAACATGTCGCCATGTTTGCTGGTAGTGTGTTCAATGGTGACGTTATAAAAGCGCTCAATCTCTTCAACATGCTTGTATGTCAGCGGATGATCGAACCCGGTGTCTTGGTGAACGCATACGATCTGCTCGCGTGGCACCCGCGCCAGCGCGATTGAGAGCACCACTTGGGAATCTTTCCCGCCGCTGATGGGGACAATAGTTGTTTTCATTTTCCGTACCTTTTCATAGTTGTTACTTCAGCATCAAGGGGCAAGCCCTTGGCCCATGACGGCGGCGTACACATCACATCTTTCAATCGCACGGCCATCTCCTCTGGCCGGTCGGTCTCAATGACCACCTCGTCATGGACGTGGAGCACCACGTCATCAAGCTGGCGCAGGGCATGGCGCAACAAATCATTGGCCGTTGCCTGCGTGACATTCTCACACGCTAGACCCTTCCATAACCTTGCCCGCGGCCATTCTTTTGCATCTGCTGCTGGTTTCCAAGCGGCCTTGGCGTAGCTCACGCCATCAGCGTCTAGCTTGGCAAACGGGTAGCAGAGCACCCGCCCGGAAGGCAGAGCGTACCAAAGGTGCTGGCCGTCAAATAGGTAAGTTACCCGGCCTACGCTGAACTCAAAGCCCTTATTGCGCATCGCCCTGGTGTAGGCTTCTTCGAGCTGCTGCCAGTAAGGAACAGACCAAGGGTTTGCCCTGCGCCATGCGTCCACCATGCGCTTGGATTCAAACTCAGTGAGCTGCACGCCGTAGGCGCGGCCCATGGCCGCGAAGGCGCCCACGCCGCCGGCAAAACCGCAGGCGAGCTCTTGCACCTTGCCGATCTGTCGTTGGTCTTTCGTTACCTCATCGACCCTGACGCCAAAGGTGGCGGCGGCGTTGACCTTGTACACATCCTCGCCTTTGGCGAAGATGGCCAGCTTATCGTCCCCACGGCCAGACAACCATGGGTTGGCTCGGGCCTCTATCGCCGCCCAGTCAGCCACCACTAGGGACTTACCCTTAGCCGGTATCAGTGCGGGCCTGAGCATCCCCTTGAGGACATCAGTAACGCGCTTTCCAAATCGAGGAACAATTGAATGGCCTCTGACCATTGCAGTTCTAACGTCCTCGGGCGATTCGGCGCACTTGCGAGTGAAATTGTGAACCTGGGCTCCATAGCTGCTGGCTCTGCCTGTGGCGCTGCCGCCTGCGAATACAAACGCGCCTCGAACGCGGTTGTCCTCGACATCTGCCAGGCTTGCAAGGCGGCTGAACTTCGCAACCGACGACGCCCAGAGATCGTCGGCGCACTGGATAACTTCTTGAACATGGGGTGGGACATCCTCACAGTTTAAAAGATTGGCCCGCACAGTTTTGTCAATCGAATATTTCATCTCGCCATCTTTGTAGGTCTCCATGAGCTTGAGGGCTTGCGGGCCCACACGCTCGATCACCCACTGGCGCATCTTGGGGGAGCGCACGCTGGTAATGGCGCCCTCGGTGACCTCGGCCACGATCTGCTCAATCTCGACCAACTCATCGCTGGCGTACTTCACAGCGGCCTTGCACAAGGGCACATCGACCAAGACGCCACGGTCGTTGATGCGCTCGTTGATGTGATAGTCGAGCAGCTCTTCCTCTGACAGTGGCCGCAGCGCCTTGCTGATCGAACGCATGGCCCTGACGTCTTGTTCGCAGTAGGCCACCATCTCGGCCATCAGTTCGGGGTCGTTGCGAAATGGCGGGATACACAGCAAGCGGATCAACTGCGAACCACGGTGATCCTTCTTCATGGACGCGCCAGCAAAGCGCCCCACGTCTTCAAGCGAACCCGGCGCACAGTTGGCGCGGGCTTGGGTGGCGGTGCAGACGAACTGCTCCAGCTTAAAATTGATCTGCAACACGTACCAGAAAATTAGGCGCTCGAAAGCAGCGTTGTGGGCGTAGATCGGGCCTTTGTACTCGGCCACCTGTATAGGAAAGTGCATTTTCTTTACATGACCATGCTCGTCATGTATAAAAGGTAGCCAAGTCTTTACATCATCATCACCAAAGGCGTAGGACATGCACAGCACCTCGGTGCTCATGTCTTGAGCGTAGTTGTAAACGCCCGCGATTTTCAAGTCGCAGGCGCTACGGGTTTCAAAGTCAACCCAAAGAGTCATGCGTGCCCCCATTGCTCTGCCATCGCGTCAGCGATGCCTTTGTAGGTGGCCGATCTGATTTTCCAGCGGTCTTTGCTTGGGGGCAGTTTGTTCTGGCCGCTGGCCGTCTGGTTGCCCCTGCGCGTCTTGGCGTCGCCGGGCAGCATATCGGTCGGTTTAAGCGGTGGCAAACCAATAAGCCACAGGCAAGTCTTTTTGCTTGCGTCATGGCCAAACCACCATGGCTGAATGATCTGATCTGGTTTGCGGACGCGGCTGCTAATGACGCTGATGGGATTCTCAATCGCAATGCGCTCGATAGGCGCGGCCATCAAACGTTGCACAAACGCTAATGCGTCTTCGGTCAGTTGCGGATCGCGCAGCCCTCGCGTTGTCCAGTGCATACCAGACACAGACAGATAGGTGCAAGGTGGGTGAGCAATCATCAAATCCCAACCGTCGTTAATGATGTCAAAAACATCACCTTGGTAGTGTGGCCCCGGCGCGTCTGTTGGCAACAGATCGCAGGACATCGCGTCGTGCCCACGCTTGATGAAAGCGTCGCGCACAACACCTGAGTATTCACAGGCTACAAGAATTTTCATGAAAAAGGCAGGGCCGAAGCCCCGCCATCTCACTTAGGCAGACCGACGACGACGACCAGCGGGTGCAGGCGCGGGCGCTTCGACAGCAACCTCAGGCTCGCCGTCCATGCTGACCCACTCTTGCACCTCAAACACAGGCGTGTAGATTTTGCCGTAGCTCTTGTGGGCGTAGTGATCCTTTTTGAGTTTCACAATTGCCACTGGCTTTGCTTGGTCTTTTTCGACCTGCTCTGCCAACGCTACAGCCAAGGTCTGCACAGCGCGTTTACCGCCCACTGACGTGGTGGTGTACCGCGCTTCCATGCCCTTGTCTTCACCGCTGATGCACTTGAGGCTCATGCCCACTTGTGTCTCCCAGCCTTTTTTGGCGCCGGGGGGCGCTTCATCAAGCTC